ATGGTATGCCTGGTCAACTGAGGAGAACTCTGTCCCAAACCACAACCATGCTCCTGCTCACATCTCATGGACCTACTACCTAGAGGGTACAGATCCACTGGTCTTTACCCAGGACTCCAAGAACGAATGGTTCCCCAGTGCGTTCGCTCACGTGGAGAAGAACTTCTTCAACTCAACAGCATGGATGGAGAGTATCAAACCTGGTGTGCTGTTGCTTTTCCCATCTCACCTACACCATCACACCTACAACACAGGTAACCGTGGCTGTCTCGCAGGTGACATTCTACTTACGAACAACAACCTAAATACTGAAGGAGGTCTTATACATCCACAGTATTGGAAGCAGTTCTAAATGGCAGAGTCGTCTACAGCAATGCCCTTCGCACAGTTTGTGAAGCGGGGTAGGTACCAAAAAAATCTAGAGACTTTTTGGACCGCTGTAGATAACAGTGAGTTCTTTCAACTGGTCAAGCCCATTGGGGGTGAGTTGAATGCCAAACTGAAAGGTATCTGCTACAAGATTGAAGGTTATAACGACAAGGGTAAGAAGACAAAGATATGTCAGGACTACATTTGTTCTGAGTTTTCTAACGCTAAAGACTTTGCTGATGCTGTGAAGGGTAGAATCCCTGCTGATGCTAGAGGAACTGATGTACAAGTCATCGCTGATGATGGTAAATACTATGGGTTTGGATACCTACACAAGGCAACTAAGTTTGGTGGTGGTGGGTCCAGTAGTAGACTAGACACAAGTAAACTCAAGTGGGGACAGTTGGGTGTATATGCTGAGGCATGTAACTACAAACTCCTCCCACCAGGCAAGCAGATTGAGCTTGACTGGATGAATGACTTCAATGAAAAACTAACAGAAGCAATCCAACAGGTCAGAGACAAGGGAGACAATCCTTGTATGGATGTTGTGATTGGTGGAGTGACAATACCTAACTGTATCGGAACCATGGGTGCTCCTGGTGCTAACCGAGACCCTAAGGCAGACGTGGTATTTGTATCATGCGATGGAGACTGCCTGTCCTACAGTGGATACGCCTCTCTCAAAGACGGTACAAAGGCAAAGGACTTCCAGCAGTGGGGAGGACTGTCCTCCTATGCTGATCACCCTGAGGTTGTGGCTTTTGTTGATGCTCTCAAGGCACAGTACCCTGATGGTGCTCCCTCTGGTATGAACATTGGCAGGAGAATAGAAGATGATTCTCTGAAGATCAAAGCTATCTTTGGACCACAGTATAAACCAAACCAGTATGACTCTGAGTCATGTCAACTTGTCATCCAAGGATTCACTGAGAGGTTCAGACGTGCTGGTAACAAGTTGATCTTTGAGTCTGAGTCTGACCACGTTTATAGTGACTCGCCTCAAGGTAAAGCACACCTGCTCAGTGAGAGTAATGGAACTGCTCCAGTCTTTATGGCAAGACGTGGTGATCGTTCTGACTTTGGTGTACCTAGAACAAGGATCTTCATCTACTCAATCGAAGGTCGCACAAACTGGAACTGGATCTAATGGCAAATATAACCCAGTTAAAACACTTAGAGCACATTGAAGACGAGATGCTGAACTATGGCGTCGAAGGATGCCATGCGTCTGTACGTGCTATGAAAGAGTTGCTCAGGATGATGGGCAAGAAGAGTAAACCATTCGTACAGACTAAGTGGGACGGTGCTCCCTCTGTTGTGTGCGGTAAGGATCCTGTCACTGGGTTCTTCTTTGTTGGTACTAAGTCTGTGTTTGCTAAGACTGAACCTAAACTCTGCTTCAATGAGGATCAGATAGATGGTTGGTACAGTGGTGACCTGGCAGAGAAGCTCAAGTTCTCTCTGAGATACTTCTCTCAACTAGGTATCGATGGAGTCGTCCAAGGTGATCTTCTCTTCACAACAGATAAAAAGAAAGAAAAGGTAGAAGGTGAAGACCTTATCACCTTCCGTCCCAACACTATCACCTATGGCATCCCAGTTGATCACGTCATAGGCAAAAAGGTGGACGCTGCTAAGATTGGAATTGTTTTCCATACACACTATGAGGGTGATGATCTACCTACGATGGTAGCGAAAGCTGGAGCACCTATTCATACATTCAATCAGGTTAAAGAGGTTGCTGTTATTGATAATGATACTCCTTATCATGACATCGCTGTACCCAAAACAACTTTAGGTACATTCGATCGTCATGTACAAACGATCGAGAGGATGTGTGCTATCTGTGGTCCGTTTCTGAATGAACTGGTTGACAACATGGGCACCACAGGAGATAAGAAGTTTCACGTTGCCTCATTCCTCAAGCAGTTTTTCAATAGCGAAATAAAACAGGCACGTACAATCACTAACGTCCAGACTACCATGAAGAGACTGGGCTCTTTCTATCATGAGAAGATGATGAAGGAGATTGATAAGGTCAAATCTGACAAGGCAAAGACTGCCAAGCGGATGCTTCTGTACAGTGGACTGGAATACATAGAACAGCATCAGCGTGAGTTCAATGCCATGCTGGCTATGTATAAGAAGATGCAGGAAGCAAAGCAACTTGTGATCGATCAGCTTGATCACTTGGAAACTTTCCGCACATATGTACAGACATCCAATGGATATCGTCTCACGAATCCTGAGGGTTATGTGCTACATCATAATGGTGACATGATTAAGTTGGTGAATCGAATTGAGTTCTCGTATATCAATTTCACACTGTCGAAAGAATGGAAATAGTAGATTACAAATGCGTCTACTTCACGTTTGGTAGGTTCCAACCTCCGACCATTGGTCACGAGGAGAACTTTAACGCGGTCAAAGGTAAGGCAGGCAACTGTGACTGGTACATCTACCTGTCTCAGTCTGTTGATAAGAAGGGTAGCAACCCTCTGCCACCTGATCGTAAGTTTCACTACGCTAAGAAGATGTTCCCTAGACTTGCTAAGAACATCCGCAGTGGACCCAGAGATCCTGTTGCGATTCTCAAAGAACTACAGGGTCAAGGCTATGATGATGTAGTAATGGTGGTAGGATCTGATCGTGTTGCTGCGATGCAGTGGATCAAGAAGTATAATGGTAAGGAGTTCTTCTTCCGTAAGATGGACATCATCTCATCAGGTGAGCGTGATGCTGATGGAGATACCTTTGCTATCTCTGGCACCAAGATGAGACGTGCTGCTGTGGCAGGAGACTTTAAGACTTTCAGACAGGGTATACCTAAGGCACTACCCGACAAAGATGCTATGGCATTGATGAAAGAGATTGTAGATAACATGCCTTAATAAATAATAGAAACAATCACGTGTTTTGATGAAGAGCTTCAGCGATCTAAAGAAGACCAGAGAACTTGCGACCGAAAAGGTGATCCGCGATAAATACTATCGTGAAGAAATTTATAATGAAGGTGAGTGGGTACTCACAGAGTCAGGCAACGTCGGCAGAATTGTACGTCGTGGTCCTAACTATGTGATCTGCGTCACCGCTGAAGAGTCTACATTCCGTACTTGGATCAAGGATATCAAAGAGGTATTTGAGATCGGTACAGATGCGTATCGTGAATACGTAATGTCTCTCACTCCTGGACAGGCAGTAAAAAAGCCTTCAGGCAGTAAACCCGTACCTCAAATCATCCCACCCGACCCCAAAAAAGATAAGATGGACAAACATGAATCCCTAGTTGACCAGGCTGCTGGTCTCCTCGACGATATGGACGAGGCGAAGAAGAAAGGACTCGACGGCAAAGCTTGCTGGAAAGGTTACAAACTCGCTGGCACCAAGCAGAAAGGCGGCAAGACAGTAGACAACTGCGTGAAGGCAGGTGTTGAACTGGAAGGCGAGGTGATTGATGAGAAGAAGTATTCCAAGGCAAAGGAACCTGGCAAGGCTGCTAAGAAGTCTGCCTTCGTCAAGAAGCATGACTGTGCTACCCACGCTGAGCATAGCGAGTGGGGCAAGGGTGTATGTATGAAGGAGATGCACACTCTCGATGAAGAGGGTAACGTATCCCACTACGACATCATGTTCGAGCATGGTCTTGAGCACAACGTTCCCGTTGCTACACTGAACATCCTTCAGACTGAAGCACACGAGCACGCTATCAACTGGGACAAGAACCAGGAAGTTCTTGACGAGAAGAAAAAGAAATTGGATCCCGTCGGCAAAGAAGACGGTGACGTTGACAACGATGGTGACAAGGATGCCTCCGACTCCTATCTGATGAACCGTCGTCGCGCTGTTGCTAAGGCGATGGGCAAGAAAACTAAGAAGGAAGAAGTTGAACTCGAAGAGAAGAAGGGACTCTACGCCAATATCCATGCTAAGAGAAAGCGTGGCGAGTCTCCTAGCAAACCAGGCGATAAAGACTATCCAGCCAAAGATGCCTTCAAGAAATCAGCTAAAACAGCTAAGGAAGGTCTATCATTCTCTGATTGGAGAACCGAGCTTAACGAAAAAAAGTCGTAGGGGCAGTGGAGATAATGCCAGAGATCGATGATCCTGCTGGCACTCCCAAACAAACTGCCGCTAAGAAGATGCCCAAGGTTCCTAAGCAGGAAGCTTGTACGCACACCAAGGAAGGGGTAGACTGTCCCATCCATGGTAAGCATGGTTGCCCTGGTGTTGTTGAACACTGTGACATGCCTTACGATGCTGAGACGCATCAATGTAAGCACTGTAACGCAACTGGTCTTCACGGCGAAAAAGAATGCCCCGAGTGTAAAGGTACAGGTTCTCTCTACAATGTCAACGATGGCATCAAAGAGAGCGCATGGCAACGCAAGGAAGGTAAGAAGAAGTCAGGTGGTCTGAACGAGAAGGGACGTAAGTCCTACGAGCGTGAGAACCCTGGGTCTGACCTTAAGGCACCGAGCAAAAAGAAAGGTAACAAGCGCAGAGCAAGTTTCTGTGCTAGAATGAAGGGCATGAAGAAGAAGTTGACTAGCAAGAAGACTGCTAGTGATCCTGATTCTAGAATTAACAAGTCCCTCAGAGCCTGGAACTGCTGATGCTCCGCAAAATTTGGCACGAGGACGAGATGGAAGTCTTGTCCTCTTTTCGTAATCTTAGAGACAACTATAAAAAAGTAATCCCAGAAGTTCTTCACTTCGTACAAGCGAACTCGAATCTGTTCGACGAGTGGGTGATGGACAAGTGGGTAGATGATACTAACCTAGGCAGAGTACAACTCTGGGATGGGGCATGGCGTGTGATACCATTCCCTATCAATGCTGTGGGTTCTACCGCAGACGAGAATGACTTTGAACTCAGTGAGATGGTTACGTTCACTGAGTTGTTCCATACTACAACCGAGAGGGTACAGGAACTACTCCCCAGAATTACGCAAAGTTTTGTAAGGTTTTGCCCTAATACCAGTAAATATATTCAGGAGGATGTGGACAACCAGCTCCTTAAGTCTGCCACGATCTCCAGAATGTCACCTGGTACCAAGATCAATCCTCACAATGGAGACATCGATTCACTTCGGTTACACTTTCCTGTTGTTACAGATCCTGGGGCATGGCTCAGCGTTCGGGGGAGAAAAAGATCCTGGAGCGTGGGTGAACTTTTCGCATTCCACGACAATGACAAACACTGGGCAGCCCACAATGGCGACAGTGACCGCATCATTGTCATTTTCGATTATAGTCTTGAACAATTAAGAAAGTGTGGATTTGAATTAGAACAGCATATATAGTAGTGAAGTATTTTTTATCAAACCATGTGGGCAGTCCTATTTCCTGTCGCTAAGACAGTAGTCATGAAAGCAGTTGAGAGTGAGAGCGCTAAGCGTCTCGTCGTAGAAATTCTCAAGCGCATCGTAGCTAAAACTGACAACGACCTCGACGACCTGGCTGTGGAGCACCTGGAGAAGGCACTCTTCCCTGCTGAGTCCGAGTGATTTATAAATAAATATATAATACGAGCATCAAACGGAGTAACTCATGTCACTTTGGAGTAATACCGATGCATCTGGTTCGGTCCCCAAGTATTTTGTCTCGGGTGACGACGGCAGCTCTGCGTCAATGATCTTTGTTTCCAAAGAGGAAGCACAATTAGCAGAGAACCGTGAGCGTGGACTTGATTCACCTGGTTGGTATAGATACTATACCTTTACAGACCAGCACGGTAACACCCGTCACAAGGCAGAGCTCCAAGTGGCAATGATGATCCCTCAGGCAACTGCTGGCGATCAGGCAGACGACGCAACCGCAGCAGACGTTTCCAACGTCATCACTATCAGTGGTCAACCCTCTGACGCTAGTGTTGCTGCTGGT